ATGACAAGTTTGTTAGACAAGAAGGCTGCTGGCCGTCCTCGCAACTTGGTCCCAAAGCTCTACCGCCATCCCGATGGCGGTGGGTTTGTCGTCATACAGGGCCGACACCGGCGACTGGGGAAATACGGCTCGGCTGAGTGCAAAGCCGCATATGACGCGATCGTTGTTGAGTTGCTTTCAGGCAACGTGGACATCGAGCGAGCCACACCCGACTCCATTGTGTCGCAGATCAGCACGCGCACCGTCGCCGACCTCGGCGCAGTGTTTCTTGAACACTGCGAGCAGTACTACACAAAGCGCGGCAAGGCGACCACCCACGCGCTTCGGGTCCGCACCGCGTTCGAGCTTGTTGGCAAAGCTGGCCTGGGCACGATGGCCATCAACGCGTTCGGCCCGGTTGCACTCAACAAGCTGCGCACCCTGATGGCCAAGGCGGTCCGCCGCGAGCACGTTCTTGACGCCAAAGGCCGCCGCACAGGCGAGACGCGTCCCAAGCTCGACAGCGCAGGCAACCCGGTCGGGTTGTACAGCCGCGAGACCATCAACAAATATGTGTGGTGCATCCAGCAGGCATTCAAGCATGCCGTCAGCAAAGAGCTCGTCGCCGAAACCCAGTATCGCTCGCTGCTCACGATCGGCTCGCTCACGCGCGGCCGCTCACCCGGCCTCGCCCTGCGTGAGCCCAAGCCCGGTGAGCCAGCCCGGGACGAACACGTCACCGCCGCGATCGCACACATGCCGCCAACCGTCGCAACCATGGTCCAGGTGCAGCGCCTTGTTGGCATGCGACCGCTCGAAGTGCGAAGCATGCAGCCCAAGGACCTGCACGTCGTGAGCAACGAGCTCTGGGTCTACCGCGTCTCGCAAAGCGGATCAAAGCTCGCCCACCTCGAGCACATCACCCGCGAGGTACCCCTGGGCCCAAAGTGCATCGCCCTGCTCAAGCCCTACCTCAAGGGCAAGGCACCGACCGACTACGTGTTTGACTCTAACGCAGAAAAGCCGGAATGGAAGCGCGCGAAGAAATCAACCCCATACCGCCACGACAGCTACGCCACTGCCGTCGAGCGAGCATGCGAGCGAGCTGGGGTGCCCGTCTGGACGCCCAAGCAGCTTCGGCACTCGCTGGCGACCGAAGTCGCAAACAGCCCGCTGATGGACATCGACACCGCACGCCGCGTGCTGGGGCACAGCGACGTCGCGACGACAATCAAGTACACCGTCCGGGCCGACGACAAAGCCCGCGAGTTTGCACGCCGACGCGCGTAAAGTTTCTTCTGGTGCCTATGCAACGTTCAACGCTCACCGTCGCCGCCCTGCTCATCGCGGGCGGCGTTTTCATTTCTGCGTGCAACCGGCCCGCAACCAGTCCACCGCAGCCCGCTGCTCCCGACCCACGCGTGCAAGCTGCGCTGGCCGCTGCAGAGGCAGCCAGGGACATGGCTGTCGCCGAGCTTGACGCATCCCGACGCAAAGCCACCGCCGAGCTCGAAGCAGCGAGCTCCGCCAGGCGAGCTGCGGAAGAAACGCTCGCCGCCGCACGCGTTGTGGCAGAGCAAGCACGCAGCGGCAACATCCAAGCGTTGTATCCAAACCTGCGGCCCATGCCAGCGATCGCCGCCGACTACTCGCACACGCTTCCCGTGCCCGACGACCTTGCCCAGTGGGTCAGCGATATCCGCCTACTTGATGACCTGAGCAGCGTCCAAGTGACTTGGGAGCTGGGCAGCTCGGGCACGGACGATGGCCTGTACCAGCTTCGGTTGCGCCTGTATGACGAAACCGGAGCCTTCCTCGATAGCGTTCGCGTCCCCAAACCCAGGCTGCGGCCCGGCGATCGCCTTGTCGACCGCGTCGAGCTAGAGGCAGGAAGCAAAGCTCGCTGGTCTGGACCGGTTCGCTGGTACTCTGTTGAGTCGAAGTAACACAGTTTTGTTGAGAACGGGCGGACGAACGGCCACACGCGCCGCAAATCTGTGGAACTTGCCGCCGACGCTGTTATCTACACAAATCCGCGCACTTTTTGCGACCACTTGGAATCAAATACGATAACATACTGCACACCCGAGAGGCGTAGTATGTCGCACGTGGAAACCCGCACGATCATTCTTGACGGCCACCACTACGAGCTGATCAGCAGCTCGCACGACCTCGACTTTGGTCGGATGTACTTTGTGCGAGATAACGCAGGAAAAACCACCATACTGCTGCTTTCAACCGCGGCCAATCGCGGCTGGGCTCTGTATGAAGTCACGCCCCGACGCGTCGGCAATGGCTGGGCAGAAGTCCGGCCAGCGCACACGTCGTCTATCACCGCCATCGTGTTGGAGTAGATTTTGTGCAGGTATAGTTGTCCTTTTTGATAACGCTCTCTTTATTTCGTGGAACCGTCATGGGTGCGAATCATTCGACGTGTCAAGTCGGTTCCCCCGCCAAATCCGGATCGCCATGGAAGAGCAGGGCCTCAGCCAGCGGGCTGTCGCCACGATCGCTGGGGTTACGCCTTCACAGTTGTCGAAGTTCCTAAAGGGCAAAGCTGATCTGACGTCGAGTAACCTAGAGCGCGTTGCAATCGCAGTGGGCTTGACCCTTGGCGCGCCGCCGTCCCGACCCCGCAAAGGCCGAACCGCTTTGAAGTAAAAAACCGCTCAAAAACGAGCATAATCCGCTGCTGTGCCTTGCTTTTTATATCGCATACGATATACTTATGCAAGCCGATTCCGGCACAACTTCAAACGGAGAAACACATGAGCAGCGAAACACAAGTCCAGATTTTCGTCCTTCGCAACATCGACACCGGCGCGACCAGCTACTTCGCTTCGGTTGAGGCCGCCCAGGCGGCAGGCGACCAGCAGCTCGCGTTCCCCGGCGTGTGGACGCACGTTGCAAACAACTTCAGCGCAACCTGCAGCCAGGGCTGGCAGCGTAACGACCGCAAGACCTACCTTGCCATCGAGCCCGCCACGCTCAACCTCGATTGACCTGCCCCCGAGCGCCCCGATGCCCCCCAAAGCCAAGCCAACGCCAACGCCCGCCCCCGCAAAGCACGCCCTGCTCGCCGCGATCGCGCAGCGGGCCGAGGCGTTGGGCCTCACGCAGGCCCAGCTCGCCGAGCGTGCTGGCACCACCCAGCCGCGCCTCAGCCTGCACTTTGCAGGCCGATCCGATATCCGCCTTTCCACGCTTGTCCGCCTTGCCCATGCTGTCGGCTGCGAGCTCGTGTTGCAGGCACGCAAGTAAGCAGCTCCCCCAAGCCGCCCCGGCCAATCATGCCGCGCCTCCAGCCGCATCGGCCAGCGTCTCCTCAAACACCGCCGTGTACGCCATCGCGGGCTCGAGCTCCAAAACCCCCTCCACACCTTGCATGGCAATTACGCTGGTGTGCTCCTGCACCGCGATTGCAATGTCCCGCGCCATCGCAAGCATCTGCTCTTGCTGTTCGAGGCGCAGCTGGCGAGCAAAGTTTTCCGCCGTTGCCTTGGCCAGGCGCAGCCGTCCCTCACGCGTCAGCGGCAGCGCGGGGCGCATCAGGTCCGCCATCTCCAACGCCACAGCACGCTCGTGCACTGTGCACGAGCCCCGCACCATCACAGCCGTTGGCACCGCACCGCACGCCGCCGCCATCTGCCGGGTGCGATCACACATCGCCTGAAATCCACCACTCATCAACCACCCCCGCAGCAATGCCGCAGGCCGGTTGCTCGGTGCGCTTGTGTCATCGATCTCGTGCCGGACCGCAGGCATCAACGACACGGTGCACGCTTCGCTCCCCAGCATCGCCAGCGCGTTGCACGAGCTGAGCGAAACAACGACTTCAACCCTCGCCATAGGCACCTCCAGAGCCTTGTCCCCCGCTCCTTATATCGTACCATGTAGTTCGCAACTGTACTACATAGTGTTCTTGTTGTTTGCGAGGACATCCGCCCAAAGTGCCGCCGCCTGCTGCTGCCCCACGGCCCGGACCTCCACCTTGATCGGTTCTGCCTTGGTTTCGCTTGGCGACACCAGTTTTGCTGGTGCGGGCGATGCTCTATCAGCACGCGACCGCTCGATTGGCTGCGTTACTGCCCCGTCGCCCGCCTCATGCTGTCCGCCGTTGCTTTCCGTCTTTTCTTCGGACACCTGCGTTGGCCGAGCCCGCACCGAAACTACCTCGCCGCCAAAGCAGTCCAGCGCAGCCCGCACCGCCGCGTTCGTCCGCACGCGCGCTGGGCACGCCGCCAACGCCCCCTCAACTTCTGCGACGCGATGTGCATGCGCCGCAGCCTCACCATCACGCATGCCGAGATCATCACCAATCCCGAGGCGCTCGAGGTAAACATCGGGGTCAATCTTCGCGGTCAACCTTGGCAGCCCATCCATCCGACGCGATGCTGATTGGTCTGGCTTCATCGCAGCGCACGCCCTCGCACTGCGCGATCCCGGTCTTTCGCGTTGCCATGTGTCGTCGGTCCATTGAGAATCGCCCAGGACCGATCTGCCATGAGGTTGCGAATCCGCGTCCCGCTGGGATGAACGGTGTCAGGGAGGTCAACGGCTCGAAATGCACTCCATGGCCCGAGCGCAGCAAAGACCTCTTGCCGCAAGTCCACGCACTCACAATCGTCATAGGCCGCCGCCATCTCCTCCATCGCCTGTGCTTTTTCGACCTGAAGAATGTTGGCATCCGCGAGGTCATACTGCGTGAAAAAAACAAAGCACGGCATTGGCCTTGAGGCAGCAGTGGATAGAGCGCGATAGCGGGTGCGCAGCAACTCGAGCTCTCCGCGAAATGCCACCTTGCTTAGATCAGCATCATTCGCGCCAAGCCACACCGCGATGACGTTCCAGCCGTAGGCCTGCATGTCAGCAATCGCGCACGAATCGTCGTACCGGCCCGTGTACGCAGGGCCATCGTTGGTGATCGTTCGCCCCGCTTGGGTGGAGTGATTCCGGATGCTCCATCCACCGTGACCTGTGTAGCCCCAACAGATTCCGCTGCCACCGTTCAGCACCCGCACGCCATACTGATTGGTCTTCAGCAGCGCCCCGGTCTCGACTTCGTTGAAGCTGCTCAGTCGCGCAGGCACATTGAACACGCCCGCTCCGCGCGGAAAGCCGACGGACTTCCACCACCGATCCGCTGTTGGCTGATCAAAGCTGATGGGCGAGACTTGGCCAAGCAGCACGTTTGCGCGATCCCAAAACTGAAAACGCCACTGGTCTGGATTGGCGGCTAGAGGCTCCGTGCGTGCGCTGACGATTACCTCAACTGTTTTGTTTGTATCCCACTGGGGAATCGCCGAGGTCTCCGGGCTGATCTGCAAGGCTTGCGGCGAACCAAAGTTGGCCAAATCACCACCAGAGACTTGCCCTATGCCGCACATCATGAGATGAAACCCGCTTGTGCCATCGGGAGCGATCTCCCCAGGGCGGAGCTGCACATGCGTGACGTTCGATCCGTTCCATTGCGACACGTTCAGGGGCCAGCCAGAGCCGCCGCTGTTCTGATTCCCGGTCCGGCCTCCAAGGCACGGCGTCGGCCAGCGTCTGTACATCGTGCCCGCCACGCTCCACACCTGGTACGGATTGGTGATGCTGTCGCCCAGCCACAGCATCGCCGCTCCCATCGACACCGCTTGTGCAAAGTTGCCACGAATCACATGCCCCATCGCCCACGCCCCTTTCTGTCTGTTTGCCCCAGCCAACGCCAATACGCCCACTCATCACGCCCACCTCATCACGCCCGCTCACGCAAACGTGCTCACCGCCAGCGCCCGCACACCAGGCCGATACGGGCTCGCCCCGCTGCTCAGCGACACGCGCACGCGATACCGCCGAAACGTCCCCGCCAGCGACGCAAACGCCGCGAGCTGCACGTACGGCTGCCACACCCCGCCAACTTCCAGTGCAATCTCCACGATCCACCGATGCGTGCTATCCCCGTTGTGCACGCCCTGCCCCGCTGTCCACGGCGGAAAGATCATGCCCACGCGCCGATTGCCACCGCCATCGATTGCATCCACGCCCCACTGATCGGCCTCGATGCCCGGCGCGACAAACGGCGTCGCGGCGATGGCCGGGTCGGTCGCACGATTCACCGTGCGCAGGTGATACACCAGCTGCGTCGGCACGTCGCTGCCCGTGTCTACGATCGGCCCTTCCCACACCGCTGGCGTGCCCACCGTCGTCGGCACCCAGTCCACGCCGGTGCCCGGCGTGCTCGCCAGGCTCTGCGCGTTGGTCCACCCCGTGCTCAGGTCGGCCGCGTAGCCATGCTTGGCCGCAAGCCCCGTCGGCGCGAGCGCGTTGCCAACATCCACGCGCGACACGTTCTCGCTCATCCTGCCGTTTGGCCCCACGCTGCGCACATAAAAGCTCACCTGCCCCGCCGTCGGCGCACCGCCCGGACCGTGGCTTGCCAGCGGCAGGCGCAGACCGGTCAGAGCATTGCTCGCCACACGCGCAATCACGCGGCAGTCGCAGGCGTTGGCAAACACCTTGTCCCCGGCGTTGCCGCCGCCCGGCACGCCCCCCGCCAACACCACATACGCCACCGCGCCATCCACCGCGGTCCACGCCAGGTCATAGGTGTTGCCACCCACGCTCGCGATCGCAAGCCCCGCAGGCGCAGGCGGCGGCAGCACCGCCCCACCCAGCACCAGCGTCGCCTTCGGGTGCCTGGGGTCATCCGCACTCAAATACGCCCCAGTCGCCGACACTGCCACCACCACAAACTCATACCCGCGCGTCGTGTCAGCGATCTCGACAACCGCCGCACGCCGCGTCACCACCGCGTTGGCCATGCGCACCCATGCCGCCGTGCCCATGATGCGTCGATACAGGTGATAGCTCGCCGTGATCGCCGCGTCCTCGGGCAGCTGCCCCCAGGCCAGGTGCGCTTCGCGCACGCCCGTCGTGGGGTTCTGGCGATCGAAGATGCGTAGCCCAATCACCGCACCAGGCGGCGTGCTCGGGCTGCCCAGGCTGCTGTAGCGCGGCGGCACCACCAGCCCGCCAACATCCGCAAACACGCCCTCCACATACTCCGTGCCCGCGACACGCCAGCGGATGTCGCCGTTGTCATCGCTGAAGGTCACCGATGTGCAGATGTACGGCTTTGGCACCACCGTCCGCTGCGGAATCTCCAGCGCGTACTCCGCCCCCTCCGCCGGTGCCTGCGCGAGCGCCGCAGCCAGGCTCAGGCCCTGCCCAATGCCATACGCACCAGGCGGGCTCGTCACCAGCTGCGTCTCCACCGAGCCATCGAGGTGATAGACGCGCAGGCGATAGCTCTGCCCCGCCGGCAATGCCGCCAGCACCACTTCGCGGTCCAAGCGCACCTGCGACACGGTCGAGTTCTGCCGCACGCGCCCGCTTGCCGCCGCGTACCCCAGCATGCTGGTTGCCACATCAAAGCGTTCGCCAGGGCGCACCCTCGGAAACGCATGCGTCGGCTCGAGCTGGACGGCCTCGGCCACAAACCGCAGCGAGTTCATCTTGTACACGGCGTGGCGATAGAGCTCGTCCACGTCGGTCACGCCATCGAGGCGCTCTTGGCTCTGCTCGGGGCTTTCCTCCGCGAGCCACAGCTCGCCATCTTGCGGATACACAACGTCGTCGACGTCACCATCTGCCTCGCTCGCCTCATATTGCAGCATCACCTGGTTAGCGCGCGTCAGCCCGCCCTGCGTCCATTCGATGGTTGTCGTCAGCTGCAGCTCGCCATCGCCATCGCGGGCAATCGATCCATCGGTGTATGTCTCCACCGGCAAGCTCTGGGGCACCTGCATCACGATGCCCAGCATTTGGCCCGGCATGCTCGGCATCGCCCGCGCCGCCTGCGCGATCGTGATCAGGTTGTCCATGTGCTCACGCTGCTGCGCAAACACAAAGTTGAAGGTATGCCGAGGCGCAAACTCCCCCGGCCTTGTCCGCCGCTCCACCAGCTCATTGCAGCGTGCACGCAAAGCCAGCAGCTGCGAGAAGTTCACCTGGGCGTCCTCAAGCCCCATGCCAAACTCCGCGTTGGTCGCATAGTCCAGCAAGATGTCGGCGTTGTTGTTGCTGTAGCCAGGTACAAACGCCATCGCCGTCGGCGGGCTCACGCCATCGTGCACGCGCACCTTGCGACCCTTCACCCGCACCGACACCTCGGGCACGCTCTGCAGCTGCTCGCCCGCCACAAGCTCAAGCGCCAGCAGCGCAACCCCCGGGTAGGTCTCCTCGCTGTCGCGCACCTCGATGATCGACGCCCAGCTGAGGCTGTCGCGCGTCGCCACGTCGGTGGGCTCCGCGCTCACGCGCTCTGCCTGCACGCGCACCCGCCGCGCAACACTGCCAATCTCGAGTCGCGGCGAGCTCCAGAACCCCGCCTGGTTGGCCTGCGTCAGCGTGATCGTTTGCCAGGGCCCATACCCATCCACCGGGTTGCCCGCGTCGTCCAAGGGCTGCCACCGCACGCGATACCGCACCGTCTGGCTCTCCACCTGCGCGCTGCTCGCCACGCGATACAGCCCCTCTTCCAGCCGCACACGTACCACCACCGCGTTCACATTGCCCTGCGTTGTCACCGCGACCGCCTCGGCGCTTTCACTCAGGCCCGTGCGATCGCTCCCGCTGGTGTTGCGCAAGTTCGCTCCCCCAACGCCCACATCCCGCAGCAGCTTGATGTCGGCAAAGCCGGGTATCGCCCGCTGGTCCACGGTCCCCATCCGCCCCCACGCGCGGCAGGCCGCAAACCCCGCGATCTCCTGGTCGCGCAGATAGATGCCCGTGAGGTTCGCCGCCGCCACGCCATCAAAGTCCGCCGTCTGGTTGCCAATCGCCGCGATGCCATACGGCGCGCCCAGGCTGAGTGCAATCAGCATGCGGATGCGTTCTTCGCCGCTGCCATCGCTGCTCTCGCTGGGCACCGTCGCGATCACCTTGCCCCCATGGCGAGCAATCTCCCCATACACCACCGGCTCAACATCGCCGCTAAATGCCCGGTTGGAAAAACGTCCAAAGCCATACCGCCGCTCCTCGCCATCGTCGCTGCCCTGCGCTGGCGGCAACCGCACGCTCCCTGCCATCACTGCGCTCGCCGCCGCGCTGGCGATCGCGATGGCGATCATGATGCCAGTCGACAGCTCGCCAGGCACCGGCGCGATGTGCACATGGTCCCCGCAGCACAGCGGCGCGTCCTTGTCCACCTCGCGGCCATCGACGTCGACCGCGACAACGCTGGCAAAGTCCAGCCCCCACGCCTCGCGCACCGCCCAGGCGGCATCGACAAGCCCGCGACCAACGTACACGCTCCGCACGCGGGGGGCTTGGCTTTCCTCAAGCACGCTCCCGTGCAGCTTGATGGTCACGACATCCGCCTGGCTTTCAACTTGCTGCAATGAGCAGCCAATGCCTCCATCGCTCATGCGTCCCCCTTCGGGCTCACCCACGCCGTCGGCAGATGCATCGCTGCCAGGTAACGCAGCGGCAAATCCTCCATCCGCACCAGGTGCACGCCCGCATCCTGCGTGCTCCAGGCCGCAAAGCCGGGGTGGCCGCCCACCACCACCACCGCCAGGTGCCGCACGCCGTCTACGTCAAACTCCAGGATCACGCCCGGCTCCACCGCGTTCCCCGCAGGCAGCAGCTGCGTCGGCAGCAAGCCCCGCAGCTTGCACGCCAGCGCGTCGGCGGGCGTCTTTGGCATCACCACGCCCACGCTCGCCATCATCGCCGCGACAAAGCCGTAGCACTTGCCCACCTCCTCGTGCGATCTTCCCGCCAGGCGCGTGTACGCCTCCTGCAGCAGCTCACTTCGCCGCGCACGCACCACATCCGCTTTCGCACTTTCCACCGCGTCCATCGTTTCCCCTTTCGTTGTGTTCCCCACCAACCTTCCCACCAACCTACTCACCAACCTACCCACCCACCTACCCACCAAAGCCGCGCGACCGCAGCTGCGGATACCGGCTCCGCACAAACCGCCGCCTGGGCCCTTTGGTCACGCCCGGCTTGGTGGTGCACGTCAGCACGCACAGCCGCTCGCTCAGCGTCACTTTGGTCACCGTCGCCGTCCACCGCAGCGCGGGGTCAAACTGGCCCAGGTTCGCCGCGTGCGCAAACTGCATGTGCAGCGTGCACCCCAGCACATCGCGATCGACAAGCACATAGGCCGCCGGTATCTGGCTCGCGTTGGGCAGCGTCAGCTCCAGCTCGCCCATGCTCGCCCCCGCGTCGTCGACAGGCAGCTGCAGCTGCATGCCGCTGCGCTGAAACAGCAGCCCCGCCGCCAAACGATGCTGCGTATCCCGCACCAGCCGCCACTGCCGCAGCTGCCCCTCCGGCCCCCGCACGCGCAGGTCCAGCATGGCAAACAGCAGCCACGGGTGCCCGGTCATGAGCAGTTTGCGGGCGATCTCGATCGATGGTGTGTAGTTGCGGGGCATGGTGGGGGAGTGGGATAGGGGACAGGGGACAAGCGACAGGGAAAGAGGCACTAGGCACTAGGCATTGGGGGCAGTTGCATCCGGCACCGCTGCCGCAGGCGGCAGAGCCTTTGGGCGTGCGCGTCGTGTGGGCGTGTTGTCGCTTTCGATCGGCGCGGCCTTGCTGAGGCTCACTGCTCTTCCTGATCGAAAGCCCGACGCAAACGCCGCCTTGCGATCAAAGTCGCTCGGCACATCCAGCTCGAGCTTGCGTTGGCCCCGCACAATCTGCCCATCCTCGGCAAAGGCTTGCTGCGCGAAGGCATCCGCCTCTTGCTTTGCGCGCACCACAATCTGCTGGCCCACGCTCGAGCGATGCGTGCGCGATTGCCGCACAGTCTCAGCAGCACCGGCGACAAACCCCTCGCAGTAGTCCTTCCCGCGTCCAACTCGAAAGCTGCCATACCGCACGGTCGCCTCGGCCCGCAAGTGCATCTGAAGGCTCCACCACAAAGAGGATGCCAGCCTCACCTGGCTCGCGCGGCCCGCCCAGATGAGTGTGCGACCATGGCCGCGACTGCTACAAAACATCGCCACAGTACCAACAAACTCGCCCACCACACCCGCCAGCCGCAGCAGCCACAAGCACTGGGCCTGCACCTTTTCCACATCCTTGACGAGCCTGTCGACCTGCTGCGCTTGCACGTGGTCCAGCGTCAGCTGGTATCGCTCGAGCAACGCCGCCACGTGCTGCGATGCACTCTCTCGCTCGGTCTGGCTCGCCCCCGCATCCGCCGCCATCGCAAGCAGCTTGCTGATGCGTTTCACCACAAACGACAGGTCCACTTGCTCATCCCCCATCCGTCACCTCCCCTTCATGCGCAGCCCGTTTTCGTTGTCCCTCCCGCCGAGCAAGCTCAGCACGCACCGCTACTTTCATGCGTGCGCCATCCTCCTCCGTCCACTCTTCGTCCGTCGCCGGACCATGCTTGCGAGCGATGTCAAAGATGCACTGCCTCACCATCTCCAAGCCCAGCGATGCCAACACCGCAGGCACGTTCTTTGCCCCAGCCACAAGGCCCACCTCCACCTGCTTGTCCACCTCCGCCCGCAGCGCGTCAAACTCCAGCGGCTTCATCGCAAGCACCTGCGACACACACCAATACATCATCCACGGGCACGGCCACTCTTCGCGCGTTTGCCCAGCCTGGCCCGGTTTGCCAGCCTCCTCAGCCCCAACCTCTTCAGCCCCAGCCGCCTCCGCCACGCCGCCGCCCTCGACATCCTCCGTCGGTCCCCGCTTGCCCGCCTTGCGCAAATAGCCCGCGCGATGTAGCCGCTCGAGCAGCGCATACTGCGCACGTACCTGCAGCTGCATCGCCACCACGATGTCGTTGGTCCCCGGCATCACCATGCGGTTGAGCAGCTCCTCATGGTCGTTGCCGCCATCCCCTTGCACCAGGTGCGTCAGCCCCTTCGCGCACGTCGGCACCGTCCATGCTTTGCCTTGTGAGCGATCACTCATCGTCCACCTCCGCTGCGTGTTCCAGCCTTTGTCGGCTTGAGGCCGTTCTGTTTGGGTGTCATCTCCGACAATGCTTGAAGCCAGTTCAGTTCAGAGACGGCAAGCGCACTCGCCCGTTGCAAACGCTCCTGCACCTGCAAAGTACAGCTTGCATCACCGTCGCCGTTTGGAAATGGGTGCTTTGCCAGCTGCAACAGATCGACGAGCGCGGCCATTTGCTCCGCCCGCTCGCACAACTTGCTTACGGCGCAGCTTCGCACAGTGAATCCTCGACGCTCGAGCTCAGCCCGTGTTGGGTGCTCCGCAAGTTGTCTTGCCGCAGCTACCTTGCGATTCGTCTCACGTACCCCACGCTTGTACTCTTTCCGCAGCAACGCACGCCTGCCCGCCCGTTCCTTGCGCAGCTCCCGCAGCCACTGATTGCAATCACGCACCAGCGTCCGCATCGCGGGCTTCATCTCCCGCTCGCGTGCCCGCCTCTCCCGCTTCACCGCCGCCACGATCGCGCGATTGATGCGTGCCCCCAGCCGCGCCCACTCGCGCGAGCCTTGCGGTCGCACGCTGCGAGCAATGACGCCGCCCACCGTCGTGATCGGACAAATCTCAAACGGCGACACCCCTGTGCTCTCACCAGCCGCACCGCCGCCACGCTTGTTTGCCACGATCCCCAGTTGCCCCGGCGTCGGAAACGCCGCCTTGCCTTCCATGCCCATCACATCCCCCTTTCCTGTCAGCTGTTTGCTTTTCCCGTTCCCCGCTCCCAGCTCCCCGCTCCCTCTTTCTTTCCCCCCGCTCACGTCCCCAGCCCATACTCCGCCAGCACCTGCACCGTCCCCGCCAGGTTGGTGTTGCTGGGGCTCACAACGTCATACCAGTTGCCATTGGCCGTCAGCGCATCCGCCTCGTTTGCCGCCTGCACCAGCCGCAGCCAGCACCCCGCGTCGTTGTTCCCTGGCGGCGAGCCCGGATACTTCCATTCTGCCACCAGCCACACCGGCGTCGTGTTCGCCACCGCCGCCACTTCCACCGCCGCGCCCACCGCCGTGCCCGGCTCGCCGCCCGTGCCATCGCTGTTCCATCGGTGCAGCGTGAACACCCGCCCACCAAAGGCATCGCCCCCGATGTACAGCGGCCCCGCTCCCTGCACGCGCAGCGCCCCAAACATCCGCACCGTCAACCGGCGCGGCGTGTAGGGCATCTTCGTGTAGTCACTCGCCACGCCCTGCTGCTGCACCTTCACCGCGCCATACACGTTGCCCCCGCCCAGGGCGTTGCGATTGGTGTTCCAGTAGCAGCTTGCGGGAAACTGCGCAGGATTCACATCCACCAGCCGCACCAGGTCGTTGGGGTGCGTCGGAGCAATGCCACTGCGCACCGTGCGTGCCCCCGCATCAAAGCAAATGGTGCCGCTGGTTGTCAGCACCAGGGCCTGCTCAAATCGCACGGCCTCACCGGCAGCTGCCCCCGCCCGCAAGCCGGTAATGGTGTTGCCGCCCGCAGGCAAGTTGCCAGTCAGCGCGACCCCGCCATTGCGCGACAGCAGCCCATGCCCACCGCTTGCCGAATCCACGCGCGCAAAGAACGCCCAGGTGCCGCTGGCCGTGCGCCGCAGAATCGCCTCGGTCGTCCCGCTGGGCGCACCCGCCGACACCGCAGTCGCTGCGGTCGTGCAGTGCCACAGCATGCCAGGCGTCGGGTTGGGCGGGGCGTTGGGCCCACGCTCTAAGCTGCGCACCGCCGTGTCCTGCGCGTCGTCCCCTTGCACAATCGCCGACAAGCTCGTCCCCAGCTGCTGAGGCTGCCAATGAAACTGGCTCAACCCTGCCCCCTTTCGTTCCGCGCTTCCAGCCCGTGCCGACCCATGATCAGGCCCACTACCACGTTTTTGCCCGCCGCGCCCACGCTCGCTGCCACCGAGAGCACCACCGCCGCCACCGTCCGCGCCGCCCCATACTGCTCCACCGTCGTCGCCACCATCGCCCTGCAAATCTCCCAAGGCGCAAGCAGCTCACGATTCGAGCCTAACAGCGCGTTGCACTCCTTGACCCACTCATCCATCGACTTTGGCACCGGCACGCGAGGAGCATGCTCTGCCATGCTCGCACGCTTGGTTTCTGCCTCATACCTGGCAATTTCCCGCGCGATCTCACTTCGCCGCACACCAAACTTTGCCGCCTTCTTTTTCGCCACCATACCCGCCCCCTTTCTTCTCACCTGTTCCCTGTCCCCTGTTTCCTGTTCCCCGCTCCCAGCTCCCCGCTCCCTCTTCTTCCCTACACCGGCCTGCCCACCACCGCCCCCACGCCCTCCGTGTACAGCTCTTCCACCATCGCCGTCCCCGGCGCCTCATGCACGTGCTTTTCAATCCACGTCGACACCGGCACCGTCACAAATCGCACCGTCACCCACTCGCCCCCATCGCCATCAGGCCGCAGACGCCACCCCAGCTGCGTGCCGCGCACGCCCTGGGCAAGCCAGGCCACCATCGCGTTGCGTTCGCCGGTAGTCATTGGTGACCACGCCACTTCCCAGGTTCCCCGCACCTTGCCCCGCAGGGGGCTCGTGACCAACGCATTGGTCCCCGTCCGCCGCTCGCGCAGCCCATTGGCCATGGGCTGCACGCTCCGGCACAGCACCGGCGCAATCGGCGGCTGGTCCCCTAGCGACGCCTCAATCGTCGGCTGGCAGATCGCAAGCCCATCTGCGCCCGCCTCCGCCACCAGCGTCTCAGCCCCTCCGCGCATCCTTGCAAACACAATCGCCGTGCTCATCGCAGCCCCTCCCGCATCGCTGCGCGAAAGCCCGGCTGCTGCTGCAAGCCCTTGAGCACGCCGCGCTGCGCCGCCTGTTCCACCGCCGCTAAGTCGCGTGCGCTCGCGTTGCCACTGCCCATGTGCACCGACACATTGATCGTGGTCCCCCCTGCCATGCGCCCGCCCCCAGCTCCCACCGGCGCGACCCTGCCGCCCGCGTTGATGTGGTGCATCACCGCCGTGCCATTGGCCGCAACGCCCCGGCGCGACACGATATACTCGCGCGTTGCCGCCGCGATCAGGGCCGTGTCGGCGTTCACGTTGGCTCCCCCCATCACCAGCCCGCCGTTGTTGTACCCGCGTGCAGAGCCGCCCAACGCCAGCCTGCCAGGCACAAGCCCCGCCATCGGAATCATGCGTGCGCCCGTGCCGCGCCCAGCATGCCGCACGCTGCGCCCGCCCGCCTGCCCCGGCACACCAAAGCCCGTTTGCCCGGTCACGCCCTTGATGGTGCTTTCGCTCGCACCAAAGCTGCCCATGATCCCCGCCACCGCCCGCAGCACCAGAAACTGCAAGATCATCTGGCTGATCATCCGCAGCGTGCTGGCCGCAAAGTCCCGCATCGCGTCCTTGAGACTGCGCACGCCCGCGATCGCATCGACGAAAGCATTCGACAGCCCGCTGCTGATGCTGCTGGCGATCTCTGTCACAAACCCCTTGGCAAACCCGTAGAGGTTGCTCGCCTCTTCCTGTATCTGGCGGATGCCATCCTTGATGCCCTGTTTCCAGTTGCCGCGCGAGGCCTGCTCGGCCTTGCCCGCCGCCAGGTCCAGCTCGCGGCCCACGTTGGCGATCGCAGGCTGCACCAGGGCCGCAAAGTTTGGCCCAGCCGCCGCCGCCAGCTCCTCGATCGCCGCCTTGGCTTCCCGCAGCTGCGCGATGTATCGCCGCTGGCTGTTGGCGTTGCCCAGCTGCGCAATCTGCTCGCTCATGCTGCCACTCTCAACCAGCTCCGCGCGCCGCGTCAGCATCGCGTTGTACTCTTCCTGTGCAGCCGCCATCGCCTCGGTCTGCATTGCCAGCTGCTGGTCAATTCCCAGGCGTTGCCGCTCGACCGCCTGCACCTCGCGCAGCGTCGCCAGCAGCTCCGCGTTCTTTGCCCCATACTGCCCCGCCAGCCGCATCCGCTCCTGCGCCTGGGCGTTTTCCAGCCGCGCCATCGCCACAGCATTGTCGTTGGCCCGCCCGCCAAAGGCCGCCTGCCGCCGCAGCTCCAAGTCTGAGAGCGCCTCGTTGGCCGCGACGGTGTCTGCTATCGCCCGCGCATAGCTCGACACCGTGTCGCGCAGCTCGCCGATCCACCCCTGCACCGTTTGCACGCCGCGCACCAGCTTCACAGCAATGCGCTGGGCGAACGCGTTCACGCCTTCCTCTGCCCGCTTGGCCTCCTCGCTGGTTTCCGGATTGACCTGCCGGTACAAATCCGCAAAGTCATCCAGCGTGTACGACACCGCCGCCCATTCTTTACTGATCTTGCTCGAGGCATCGGTCCACGCCTGCTGCGTCGCCGCGACGCCATCGCGAAACGCCGCCTCCGCCGCCGCCGCGCGTGCCCTGCTCTGCTGCTCGAGCTGGGCTGTCAGCACATCCACCGCGTTCTTTGCACGCTTCACCACTTGCTCGGGGTCACCCCCCAGCCGCGCCCGCATCGCCGACAGCTGCTGCTCCGCAAACACGCGGTCCGCGCCATCCAGGCGAGGGTTGTTGATGAGATTGTCCTGCTCATCCGCAAAGTCCTGCGCAGCCCGCCGCAGCTCCTCGAGCTCCTGCCGCGCTTCCTGAGTTTGCTTCGCGATGCTCTTGGGCAGGTCCACCGCCCCCAGCGTCACGGCCTTGATGGTCGGGCCAAGGTTGTCGCCGAGCATGTCGGCAAGCCGTGGCCCAATCGCCGCCAGCCCATAGTCCACCGCCGCGATGAGGGCCGTGCCAAATCCTCGCGCCAACTGCACCGCAGTGGTTTGCAGGGCCCCCAGCAAGTTCGCCTTCAGGTCATCCAGCAGCTCGGTCGCGAGCTTGCCGTTGGGGCCGCCTCCAAGGCTTTCCACAATCGCCAGGCCGATGCCCCGCACGCTATCGGGTAGCTTGGCAAGCTCCCGCGCAAACACCTGGAGAATGCTTGTCGCCGCCGGTCCCAGCGCAGCGACGAGCTCGCGCTTGACCCCGCGATACGCCACGCCCAGGTCATCGATCGCATCGGCCAGCAGCTGTGCGCGGCGAATGTCCTCGGTGCTCGCGATGCCGCCGAGCTCGCTGAGCCGCTTGGTCGCATCGCCAAAGTTGCCGCTCGCCAGCAGCCGCCCGATCACATCGGGCCCGCCGCGCCCAAACAGCTGCGCGAGAATGCTGTCCCTAGCCCCTTGTCCAAGGCCTTGCACCGCAAAGGCCTGCTGCAGCTTGGGCAGCAGGTCCACGATGCCCAGCACATTGCCCCTGGCATCCCGCGCATCGATGCCAATCTGCCGCAGCAGCTCGCCCACGCGGTCGTTGCGTCCGCGTGCAAAGTCCCCCAGCACACGGCTCCCCACGCCCAGCGTCGCAAACAACCGGCTGCTCTCGATGTTGGCTTTCTTTGCCTCATACTCCAGCGTCTGCATGAGCTCTGCCGGTATGCCCAGCCGCTTGCTGCGCTCGCCCAGCTCATCCAGCTCGTCCACCGTTGCCCGCAAGCTGCTGACAACGCGCCCCGCAAGCAGCGCAGCCAGGCCGCCCACCATCACCGTCCGCAGGCTCGTCAGCACGCGGGCCGTGCTCGCCGCCGCACGCGCGGCCGCCACCGCAGCCGAAGCCGTGCCCTTGGCTGCGCTCCCCACCGTGCGGGCCGTTGCGAGCACACTGCTGCCCACGCTGCGAATCGACGCGATCGTCCGCTTGATGGGCCCGCTCGCCTGGTCGCTGGCCTTAATGGCAACCGTGATGACTTTCTGTGTGCTCATAGTCTCCTTGCTTCGCGGCCTTCGCTTCTCCCCCCAGCCACCAACGCCGCGCAGACTCGCGCTCTGCGCGGCGCCAGCAGCAGGTTTCCACTCCATCCCTCCAGGGGCTGTCGGTTTACTTGGTCTTCATGCAGCACCTCACTTTCGTGTTGAGCGTCGTTTGCCCACGCGGCACTCTCTCTTTCCAAAGTCAAAGCGTGGAGCAGTTCCCGTCCTCTGTCTCCGCCGTTGCGGTGCGTTGCTGTTTGCTACACAGCACGGAGTGAACGTGCACTTTTTTTCATTCACCGCGTCGCTCCAAATAGCGGGCCCGGGAATCGAACCCGGCAAGCAGGGAATATGAGCCCCCGCCGAACAACCAGTCCGCCCGCATAAACCATCGCACGTGCGGCGTGCCTAGCCGATCACGTTCGGCTGCGCGTGTGCTTGGCCCTGCGTCTGTCCCTGGGTGTTCGCCTGCATTTGCCCCTTGGCAATCGCTTCGACAATCCCGCCGCCAGCAACAGCCGCATCAGCCGCAGAGGCCGCATCACCAGCGTCGTGCACGCCCACCGTGTACGCCATCCACTCTGGCGCAGCGATCGCTTCGCTGCCAAACACCACCAGCGAGTGCCCATACCGGTCGGCTGGGCTAAACCCGCGAAACTCGCGCACTGTCAAACGCGGCACCACGTCAAAGCACGTCGGCAGCTTGGCGAGCTGCAAGCCCACGATCCGCTCGCGATCGAGGTGGGCCGCGTTCACGTCCCGGTACACCGGCGTCGCCCTGTGCGCCATCCGCGTGTCATGCCCATCGCTCTGCCACTCGCCCAGCACCACCAGGTCCACAAGCGCAAACACCTGCCCCGCGCGGGGCCCACGCGCAATCTCGCCGACGATCACGTATCCCGATGTCGGCGGCGGAATCGGCACCGGCTGCTGCGGCACGCCATCGCCAACGTCATCGCCAGCACCGCTCGCCGCAGCGTCCACGTCGCCTGCGTCCGCACGCAAGGGCTTCACCTCCACCACACTCGCCAGCTTGGCAGCCTCTGCCATCAGCTCCGCTTCTTTCAGCACCGCCTCTTCCACCCGCGATGCGGACCGGCTTTCTTCCAGCATGCTGTTCTCGGCGACAGCCGGTTCAATCAGCACGCCGCCGCTGCGCATCTCATTCGCTAAATCACTTTCCCGAATCTGCGCATCCGTTGTCGTTTCTGCCTGCATTCCACTTCTCCCAGTCGCACGCAAGGTTCTTCTACCGCACAGCCCGCCCCAAGCGTGCTCTGCGTTCCGCCGCCTCGCGAGCCTTGCGTGCGCGGCTCGCTTCAAGCTTGCGGTCCTCGTGTTCCAGTCGCGACAGCTCCTGGTTCAGCTCCTCCACCAGCTCCAACATCACCGGGTGCCAGCCGTGTGCAAGGGCCTCTGGCCCCCCAAGCGCCATGAGCCCATCGCTAATCCCGTAAGTCTCAATCGCCCGCCAGGCGGCAAGGCAGTCGCCCACAACTCCCCACGCCTCCGCCAGCTCGGGCGGCACGCCCTGCGATCGCGTGCCGTCCCCCGCCCTCCCTCCCGAGCTGCTCCCATCCCCAGGTCCTTCGCAGGCCTCCCACGTATTCCCACTTTCCTTTCCACAACCTCCAGAGGAATCTCCGCGCACAAATCCAAGCCCATCGCACAAACCACAACCTTCACTCCCACCAAAGCCCGCCGCTTTTCCTTCGCACGTCGGGCAGGGCCGCAACGCCCTCGCGGCCTCCGCCGCGTTGTCTTCCTCCCCAGCAAGCTCCGCCGCGACCGTGGCCCGCATCGCATGCACCCAGGCAGCCGTCTTCCGCATGAGCCCATGCAGTGCGCTGAGGCCAGCAGGCCCTACGACGCTTTTGGGTCGCTGCCCTCTCCGCCTGTTTCCCCGCTGCTTTCGCCGCTGCCATCATCACCAAACGCATTCCCAAACGCGTCGGTGTTGCCCATGACAACCGCGTTGATTGCCTTGACGTCCTCGTTGGAGAGCGCGTCATACAGCGCGCTGCTGCAAATATCCCCCAGCCCCGGATACTCGCGGTCCCCAGCCCGCTTGACCTCCACCGGCTTTCCCGTTTGCACGTTGCGCAGCGTCTCGCCGTTGTCCCCGCTGTCAAGCCCCACAACGCCAAACCGCACCGAGGCCTCGGTGAGCTTGGCCAAAAAACCAATCTCGCCGTTCCCTTCGCACGCCGTCGTCAGCCGCCGCTTGTCTGTCCGTGTTGCCGCCCGCACGCGAGCCTTTGCCCCGCACGAAAGCACCACCAGCTGCGGCACATTCACCGTCGGAATCATCGCAAACTTCCCAGCCATATTGCACTCCTCATGAGCCTTCCCAGCCCGCTTTGCCCCACCAACGTTGCACAACCCGCCACACGCAGGCCGCGTCCATATCCTGCCAAACTTAAGCGACGCGGGGGGCTGCTTCACCCCTTTTTCGCATCCGCGTCGCCAACTGGTGTGACCCTTTTATCGCACTACATAGCACGCGTCTTGACACATGTAGCACATTTTGTGGCAAGTTTTTTCCAGCCGATCTTTTCCAGCCGCCATCAGCGGCAAACAGCCGGAGCCTTTACGGATACAGCAGCATCACGTGCAGCTCGTCGTCGTTGTCGCCATAGCACCCGATGGTCAGCGGCATGGTCGTGATTCCATCACGGTCCCCTGGCTCCACGCTGCCCACGAGGCTGCACCTGGGCGCGTAAAACACGATCTGCCCGTTCGGGTCTGTTGCGCGTCCATACGGAACAATGAGCTCAAACTCGCTCTGGCCATGCACAAAGCCGTGCACGTCAAACACGCTCGACGCGACGTGCTCGGGGTCGATAGAGATCTGCACGCTGCGATCTGTGATTCGCGTTGCCAAAAATCCGGTATCGTCGATGTCGGCATCGGTCATCGTGCGACGCCGTGCGAGCGTGTTGTTGATCTGAATCGTCAGCTCAGTGACCAGCGGCGCATGCGAGCCCCCAGCATGCCGCATGCGAAGGGGAATGCCAGCGACCGGCGTCGGCGCAGCAAGAGTCGCGGGTGGGTTGGGCCTTGCCCCCACGCGCACACGCGGCCTGCGGGTGCCGGTTTCAAACTTCGGCACCCCTTGAAACTCGGCCTCAATCATGCACGGCTCACCCTGCCGCAGCACAAAGCTCCCTGTGCCACGTGCGCCCACCGCCGTGTGCAGCTCGCCGCCCAGGTCGCGCGTGATGGTGAGGCTGGGCGGCACAACCGATTCTGTTTCCGTCTGAGGCGTGAATCGCCAGCCCTTGTTTGTGCCGGTGCCACTGAGCACGTAGCTCCCCGTCCGCGAGTAGTTGCGCAGGTCATCGGTGGCTGCCAGCACACCCCTGGTGGGCGCGAGCCAGATCGTCGTGGCGGTTGCGCGCACCACAATCGCCGTCTTTGTCGCCAGCAGCGGGTTCGCGTTGTTCCCCACGCGGTCCCCAACCTCCGCTGTTGCGCCCGTGGTCGCACAGGTCCATTGAAAGATATTGCCCGAAGCGGCAAAGCCCATCCCCTGGAGGGTCTTGCTCCAGGGCGGAATCTGAATGTTCCCAGGAGCCGCAGAGCCGCCGATGCACTCTTCCATCCACGAATGCGTCATCCCAAATCGGCTCTTGACCGGCGCCTGCTTGCTCAGCACGCCGCGATCGAGCTCACGCTCGTAGTCCTCGTGCTCATAGCTGTGATTGGTTTCCTTGCGACTTCCCGCGTAGTCCACCTCCGCCAGCGACTCCTCAACGCCTTCGTCGTTTTCCAACGCGACGCCCACAGTCACGTTCCTATTCAGCATGCAACACCCCGTTTCCTTTCCGCGCTTTCCCGCGCTTTGTTTCCAATCACCATTTTCAGCGAATCCACCCGCGACGAGTCCGCCCGCGACTAGTCCACTCGCTCAAGTACCAACCGCATCCCACCATGATGCCCGCCCCGCCCGCGCGTGATCCCAAGCTCCGCCGCGTTGCGAATGCGATAGCGCAGCGCACTGCACACCGTCCCATCGGTGCGCACGTCATCCGCCGGATGCCGCCAACGCGTTGTCGTCGCCCCGTTCGCCGTCACCGCCAGCGCCTGCCGCACACGCTCATACTGGTCCTTGGTCACGTCCGAGGCCTGCCAGGTAAGCTCATACGCCGTCGTTACCGCCTCCGCCGCGCGGCGCGTCGCCCGCAGCTCGTCACCGCTATCAACCACGATGGCATGCGTGTCCACGCGCGCGATCGTCGTCGGCGTCAGGGCATTCAGCCCGGTTGCAGTCAGCAGCGGGTTGGCCGTTCCCAGCCCGCCCGCCAGCGTGCAGCCCGCAGGCTGCTGCGGGCACTGGCTCCCCGCCGCCGCGATGGTCGCAAACAAACGATCCAGCGAGCACCGGCTTGCCGCTCCCAGCCCCGCCGCATCGCCCGCAAGCAGCCAGGTCACTTCGGCCTGCGTCAGCGCGCGAGCCCAGAGCGCAGCTTGGTGGATTGTGTCCTGGCTGATGGTGCCTCCAATCGCCAACGTCCGCAGCTCGCCCCCGCCTCGCCCAGGAGCAAAGATCGTGTCCTCTCCAGGCATCGCATTCGTGAGCATCGCGCCGATGGCCTGCACGCCCCCATCATCGCCCACGCCCGATGCGTTAGGCACCGCGTTTCCTTCGACAAATCCACCCGCAAACGCCCGCACCAAACCGTCTGTCGTGTACGGATTCGTCCCCGTGCTCGGCGTTGTCACATCGCTCACGCTGCCATCGGCATTGCCGTTGTAACACACCGGCGACAGCAGCACCAGCCCATCGCCCGCGTGCACCATCCCGCCATACAGGCTGAAGCTGATCACGTCCGCTGCGATCATCGTCGCCGACACGATCCACAGCGCAGGCGCGGGCTCATCAGTCAAGGGCACGATCGCCGGAAAGCCCGGCATCCCGCCCTCGGTGCCAGGAATCGGCACCTGATTGGGATACGCCCCGCGAAACACGCCGCGATCAATGACCGCCGCCATACCCCCCGAGCTGTCGCTGAGCCTGGGCCGCAAATACACGCGGGGTGGGCTGGGCCCGCCGTCGGCAATCAGCTCGAGCAGCGAGTAGACCAAACTGCCAAAGCCAAGCACCGAAAATGGCAGCGGGCTGCGCACGTGCTGCAAGCCAGTCACCCATCGCCGCTGCGCGAGCGTGATGCTGTCGCCCACTTTCGCGAGCAGCCCTTCACCACTCCCCGGCACGCCGCTCGCCGAGAGCCCCATCGGCAAGGTGGCAAACCCATAGCCGCCAAAGAATCCGCGCCCGCTGTCATCATCGCCCGCAGCGTGCCAAGCATCCTCGGCTGAAAGCGTGTACGGCGTCAACGTGAGTGCAGCCCGCCCCAGCACGCCCGCCGCGACGGTGCCCGTCCCCGCGTCAATCTTCCAGGCCTCGACCAAGCCCACCGCGATCGTCTCGCAGGGCCGCTGGTTCCCCCCAGGCGCAGCACCACCCACGACGCAGGTCGTGGGTATCGCCGTCCCGCCAGGAGTTTGCGAGCTGCGAGCCAAGTCCTCCAAGCATGCCACAAACCGGCCTGCGTACCCGTCGATGCGAGGGCAAAATGCTCAGGGCCCAATGTGAAGGCAAGATGCGAAGGCCAGATGCCAAAGGCAAGATGCTCAGCACAGAGACGCAGAGACGCAGTGCAAGATGAGAGGGAAAGAGGACGCGGGTGGGGTTTTACAAACTTGCCCAGGCTGGCAGGCGGTTTGACACCCTGCGAGGCCGACAGTTGACAGATTGGGCGATCGGTGGAAGTCGCCTTGTCAAGCACGCGGCGATCGGTAGTATCGCGATGGCCACCCGGAATCGAGCGCGTTGCTCGTGCCCCTTTTGGCCAAGGAGATTGTTATGAAAACACCCCGTTTTCTAGCCTTCACGCGACTCATCATCGTTGTCGAGCCAACGCTCGACGGAGCGTTCACATGGAGAGCCGAGGATGCCTACGGCTTGATCGTGAAGCAAAGCAAGGCCTACCGGCGCTTGGGCAACTGCATGAATGCAGCCACCCGCGCGCAGGCAGCGGCCACACCAAAGCTCGTGCATCTCAAAAAGTCCTGACCGACCGCGAGAATCCACGTTCCATGGTGATGCCGCAGAATAGGGCGGCCAAGCCTTAGCGGGCTTGGCCGCGTTTGCCCCAACCTTGTTTGCACCGCATCACGGCCTGCCCAGCGGATGCCTGTAAGTAACAACAAAGCTCGCCTCCGTCATCGCCACATCCAGGCGTTCATCGACGAAACCGCACGCTCCCCCGCCCAGCAGCTCCGTGTGCAGCGCGAGCCCAGCGCCCGTGCCATCGGGCCATACGCCTCCTTGGCTGGGGCCAGCCAGGCCGGTCATCGTCTCCACCAGCGACGCGTACAACCTGGACGCAACGATCGACGGCGAGGTGCTCGCATATGCCGCAGGCGGGATTAGCACGTTGAACAAAACAACAAACCGCAGCTGCTCCACTTCCCAGCCCGCATCCACGCCCTCGCCGCGCAGGCTGCGGTCGCTCTCCACGCCCCATTCCAGCACGCACTTGCCTGCCGCAAACGCCGCCGCCGTCAGGCTTTCATCCAGCACCTCCGACACAAAGCCGGCCCAGGGGAGTGCTGCCACCGCCGCCTGTATCTGCGTCAAGATTTTCGACCGCTGCGTGTCCCCGGTTGGAATGCTCATTGTCCTTGCTCCTTCTGTCGCACGTGTTGTCTTGTCCGCGCCTAGTCACCCTTCACGATCCGCGCCGCCTTCACCATGCTCCGCGCTTGCCGCGCCGCTTTCTTGGCCGCCGCAAACCGCTCCGGGTTCATCTCGAGGTAGTCGCGAAAGGTCTGGCTGTACGCCCGCCGCGCGGCAATCGTCGAGATCGTCCGCAGCGCGAGCTCCTGCTGCCCCGCCGCCGTCGTCGCAAGCGACACCGCCTCATCGAGCTTGGCCATGTGCTTGGGCAGAATCTTGCTCGCCGCCGCCATCACGCCCATCTTCGCAGGCTGCATGCGTCGCCTGGTCAGCATGCCCACCAGCGTCATCGGCAAGGCCTGCCCAGGCATGCGCGAGCGTGCATTCGCCCGCTGCGTCCGCGTGTTGCCGCGATCAAAGATCAGGATGCGCTTGGCCAGCGGGCTGTAACGCATGACAAAGCGGGGCACGCCGCCCGATGCCGCCGCCCGCCGCGACTCCTCCAGCAAATCCTGCCCGTTCCTCCCCTGCCAGATCGGGCGCGTCGCAAACGCCCCCTTGTAAGGCAGCCCATCGCCAATCGGCACCGCCATAAAGCCCGAGCCCTGCACTTGCCCGCCGCGTTCAAAGGTCAGAATCGCCTTTGCCGTCAGCTGTGGCACATCTTCACGGCTTGCGACAAAGCTCTCGCCCTTCGCGTCTTCGATCTTTCCGGTGCGCAGCACATCGGCAACTTGCGCATAGCCAAACATCCGCGACGCGATCATCCGCCGGGCTCGATCCCCAGCCTTGAATCGCAGCCCCTTGAGCACGGTTTTTTTGTGGTGGTCGATAAAGTCCCGGTTGCGTTCTGCCATTGCCGCCGCCACCGCGGATGTCACGCACCCCAGCATCGCCGCCGCCTCATGCACATACGCGTCGACCGCGATCAGCATCGCGTCCTCTTTGCCCGAACCGTCCAGCTCGCCGATCGCGCTCAATGCGCGGGTTTCGCGAGTTGCCTCCCGCGTTGCCTCCAGGTCCAGCCGGTCTTGCGTGTTCATGCTGTCCATGCTGTCAAGCCCTTGAGCCCTATCGCTCCAGCAGGCACGTGTAATACCCCCCGCCAGGCGAGAGCACCACGTTGCCCACCACACGCAGCGTCACCGTCGGCGCCTCATCACCCACAATGTGCCCCGGCACAAGCAGCCGATCTTCGCGGCGCAGCGACACCACGCCGCCAGCCGCGTCACTGAGGTTGTCCCGCTTGACAAGCCCGCTTGCCGTCGGCCTTCCATCCGCCGCAGCCGCCAATACCATCGCCATCCATTGCTGCTTCTCGCGCACAGGCCGCAGCGTCCGCTCCCCCGCCGCATCCATGCCGCTGCCCATGCGGGCCGCTGGCGTCACGTGCACCAGGGCCACGTCGGTTGCGTCGCCGATGGGCGGATCACCCAGCACCGTCGGCAAACGCTGCACGCGCACCGCGCGGCCAACATCGGCAAGCAGCACAAGCCCCGCATCGCTTGCCATGGCGTCAAAGAAGTTCGCATGGTCATCGCTCATGAAAACCGCCGCACGGGCCCATTGGGCCACGTGCAGCAGTGGGAAAAAGGAGTCTTCAAACACCCGCTAGTACAGCGCCCGCACCAGCACCACATCGGTCGCCGCACCTGCCGCAGTGACGATCGTCACGCGCCCAGCGGGGCCAGTCAGACTGGTCACGCTCGACACCACACGCTGCGTGCCATCGGCGGCTATCACCGTCACCGTGTAGCCACCAGGGGGCGTGATGCCGGTGCCAAAGTCCACCGTCGCGCCCGCACCAGAGGCGTTGCCAACCGCTCGCACGGACAACTCGCCCGGATTCGTCAGCTCGACCTCGGCGGAGTTTTCACCATCCGCCGCCGCTCGCGTCACGACGCCCAAGCCAAACGCGCTCTTTCGCAGGCGGTTGTTGGCAAAGTCCCAGCCCACCTGCTCACCAACCGCCAGCGCGGTGCCCACGCCAGTCGCCTTGGCAAACGTAAACCGCCCTGCCAACTGCACGGCCCCAAGCGCGCCGACCGGAATCGTCGTCACCGGCATGCCAAACCCAAGCCCACCCAAAAACAGCGGACGATCGGCTGGCACCGCCGCCGCCGTGTTGTTCGTCCAGTTCAAAATCCGCGACTGCGGATACGGAATCACCTGACTACGCATCGTCTACCTGTCCTTTCCAAACGTGCAGGTTCCTCACCATGCACGCATTGTGTTGTTCTGTCCCGAACCAAAGGCCACTTTTGCCGTTGCACACGTGCAAGGCCGCCCAGGCATCGCTGCCTGGGCAGTTACCGATTAGACGCCCGCATTGCGGTACGCCGCCTCGGGCGTCACCCACGCCACACCAAGGTCAAAGATCACCTCGTACGTCAGGCCCAGCTGGCTGCCCGTGTCGATGAACGAGATCGTCGGGCTCTCGTTGCCATTGAGGAAGTTGACCTCAATCGCAGGCTGCTCGCTGGGGTTGGCAAACAGCGTGTAGCCGTTGCCCGTGAGGCGAGCCGTGCCGACGACGCCGCCCGGCAAGTACCCCGGCAGCACGTTGGGCTCTTTGTCCGTGCGGTTGGCCGTGCGCCCATCAAACACCGTCGTCGACGCCAGCATTTTTTTGGCGTAAAACTCCAGCGACGCGGGCACCAGCAGCACGTGCGGCGAGACCTCTTGAAAGGCCTGCGGGTTCATCCAGGCACGCCGATTCCGCATCGCGGTAATCATGCGCTCAAGGCTCGCAAAGCTCAGGGCAGCGGGGGTTGGGTCGAGGTTTTCGTGGACCGATTCGTTGAAGAAGGGCTGGTTGTTGCTGCGGAGGTTCCTGTTGTTGTTGATGAGGTCCGCCACCAGCTGATCGGGTGCGCGGGCCGCCGCTCGCGCAAAGGCCGCAGGCAAGGCAGTAAACCCGCCCATGTCATCGTTGATGAGCAGCTGCCGCGTCACGCTGATGCCGCGTGCAAACGTCGTCAAACCAATCCGCTCGCCACGCTCGCTGATGGTCGTGTTGACGACGCTGCCACCCTCGGGAATCGCCTGCAAATCGCCGATCTCAGAGAGCGTCACAACCGAGCGCTCTTTGAAGTCTGGGCTGCTGCCCTTGCGAGCAATCGACCGCCAGATCGGATTGACCGCCGCAAACACGCCCGCCATGCTCTTGCGCATCACGTTCGCCGTCAGCTCCGGGAAGTCGCTGGTGCCGTGGCTAAACGCGAACGCGGCCAGCTGCTGCCCGTCGAGGCGCAGCGTGCCGTTGACTGTGCGTGCCCAGCTCGGCAGCTTGTCCGCGCGCAAGCAGGCGGAGGCCGCGTGCTGCAGCCGCATCCCGCCAAACTCACGCTGCGCGCCCGACAGCGCATTCAAGCCAGCATTGCTTGTCTCGTAGCCAAGGGCCTGCGCCACCTTGTTCCCACGCTCGCCCCCTTCCATGAGTGCATTCATGATCTCGGGGTTGTGCTGGGCCACCAAGCCATTGGCGATGCGCTCGCGCTGCAAGGCCGCCCCGCTCTGGCCAACAGCCACGTCTGCCGCCGTCAAGCTGCCAAACTCTCCTGCCACCGGCGCACCACCCAGGGGCTGATGCGACGCCGCAACCACGTCGAGCAGCTTGGTTGCAAACGCCTGCTCGCTGATGCCTGCCGCCTTGGCCTGTGTGACCAGGTCCGCGACACCAGGCACGCTTGCGAAGCGCGACGCCGCCGTTTCAATAGCCGACACTCGAGCAGCTTCCCCCGCAGCCTGCTCACGAGCAGCGGCAAGTGTGGCCTGCCCAATCTGCGTCGCCATCGCGGGCAGCGCCTTGGCAACAGCCTCAGAGACTGCGGCACCGATGGCTTGCTGCACCTCGGCTGCTAGCGGCTGGCGCGGCGCTTCCGCGACTGCGCCGCCAACACTCCCGCCACCAGCACCACCGCCGCCACCAGCATCCGGAGTCATCAACAACGCAAGACCCGACAAAAGCCGCCTCAACATTCGTGCCTTCCTTTCGCCGCCATGTGGCGGTCACTTGCGGGCAGCTGGCACACAATGCCCCGCTCACCCAAATCTGACACCCAAATATCACGCCCACCAATCACTTCATCAGCCCAGCAAATCTCTCAGCCCAATCTCCGTTCGGCTTGCACCACGCTGCATCGTGCCCGTCGCAGCGTGTCCGTTCGCCCGCGATTCAGTCCGCCCCTGTCCGCCACCATGCAGCGATTGCAGCCGCGACAGCATGCTCTGCATGCTGCACATGCCGTCCAGCAGCCCGGATTCAACCGCACGTGCTCCGACAAACACTCGTCCATCCGCAACCGTCGCCATCGACCTGGCGAGCTTGGGTCGCCCCGCAGCGATATGCGCAACCATCCACGCGTGCAGGTCATCAATCTCGGTTTGCATCACGGCCAGCTCTTCAGCCGAGACTGGCACGCCCTCTGCGCCGCTGCCTTTGTTGGGCCCACTGCGCAGCAGGTGCATCACATACCCTGCGTCCGCATACGCCTTGCTGCTATCTGCCAGCATGCGGTACACGCCAATCGAGCCCACTGTCGCCGTCGCGTTCCCCCACACCTCTTGGGCGCAGCTCGCGAACGTATAGCCCAGGCTTGCCCCCACGTCCGACACGCGGGCATATAGCGGCACGCCAGCCCTTCGCCGCTCGAGCATGTGCTCGGCAAGCTCAAACCCGCCGTAGACCTCGCCGCCAGGGCTGTCGATGTGGAGCAGCACCGCTCGCATGGTGCTATCGCCGCAGGCCGCATCAAAGGCGCGGCGAATCTGCTCGCTGCTGGTGCCCCCAAAGAACCGCTGCCAGTAGGACGCATACTTGGTCACCGGCCCCACGATCGGCACCACGCAGATGCCGCCCTGCGACAGATACAGCGGCTTGTCGTCTTCGTCCACCCGCAGGCGCATCACCGCAACTTCATCCTCATCATCCATCGCCTTGGGCCGCCCGCCCTCGATGTTGGCCCACGCGCCCGTCGCCGCCTGGTACCGCAGCTGCGCGGCATAGTCCTGGGCGATTGCCCAGGGCGAGCTCAGCACGCTATCGGCGATGCTGCGATGCCAACGTGCGCCCGCGAGCACAGCGACCTGTCCCGCTTGCTTGCTCATGCTGCCTCGCTTTCCGTGCGTGCGTTGTCCTGCGTGTTCTCCTCGTCTGGCTCACGACCAGCTTGATCACCAGCCTCCTCACCAGCATCATCACGGGCCTGCTCACCCGTCTGTTCGTCCACGTTTGCCGCCTGCCCGTTCTGTGCGAGGGCGGTTGCCGGAGATACGCGCGGGGGCAGTCCCATCTTTTCTCGCAGCTGCTTCTCGCGGAGCTCTTCCGACAGCGTTTGCTGCAGCACCTCTTCAAAGTTGCGGCCCTTTGCCGCGCACAGCTGCGTGCGCGACACAATACCCAATGCAAGCTCCGTCTCCGCCGCCGCCGCTTCCTGAGCGGGGTTCACCCAATCCGTCCCCGGATAGGTCGGCATGCACTCATACAGCTGCTCGAGCTGCGGGCCCAGCTTCTTGCGGTATTCAGCCTTCAGTTGCAACTGCCCGCTGGTCACAAGCCACCACACCCACGTGCGATACAGCGGGCGCGTGCTGTTTTCGTACACGTATGCCTGCATGGGATGCACGCCCCGCATCGTCGACAGCAGCTCGGTGCGGGCCGCACTAAAGGTCGTGCCTTTGTAGTTGCGGCTTACCTCCGCCGCGCTCATGCCCAGCCCAGCAGCCTGGCGGTTGTGCATCATCCGGCACACCATCTCCAGCCCCGGCGCAGGCAGGTTGCTGCCCACCACCTTGGGCTCGCCCTTGCTGCTGAAACCAATCAGCCCGGGCGACAGCTCGGTAATCGGCTTGCCGGTCGAGTCGACAAAGTGCTCGTTCTCGGCTCCCTCGCCACTGGCCCCGTTGGCACCGTTGCCGACACCCGCCGCCAGCGGGCCCGTGTCGCCATCCTCGGCAAACACCAGCGCGGTGCACGCCGCGATGCGAGCCTGCACCAGGCTTGCTTCCAAGAACCCGCTCTCCATGCGGCTATCGGCGATGATCTTGGCTGTCCATGGCACACCGCGCAGCTGCTTGGGGCGGCGCATCACGAAACACAACCTCGCGCGGTCGGTCGCCACACGCCTCCGCGACGTCACCAGCAGCGGCTGGGCCACCAGTCCTGCAACCAGGTCGCGCGGATGTGCCTCGCGCACCCAGTACGCAACCGGAACGCCGCTGGCATCCAGCTCCACGCTCTGCAGCACCGTGTGCTCCTCGGGCACCTGCGCCGCCACGCGCTGGCGTCCATTGCCGCTCGCGCTTTCAATCACTGTCCCGCCGCTTGCAACAAAGCCCACGTCAAGGCGCTCGGCCTCAACAAGCTCCACCGCAGGCCCACGCGCCCACTCCCCGCGCGTGCTCGCCCGCGCGGGCACAATGCTGTCAACGACCAACACCTCACCCGACGCAAGCAGCTCGGTGCAAAACAGCCGCTGGTGGTCCCGCAGTGTCAGCGTGCGCGATGGGTCCACACCCTCGGCAAAGGCCTTCCATCGCCGCGCAAGCTCGCGGTCCAGCTCTTCGATCCCCGTCATGGGCCGCACGTCGATGCCGCGCCCGACGATGTTGTCGGTGTGCGTTTGCAACGCCCCGCCGACGATTGGATTGTTGTCAACCAGATGCCGACTACGAGCCCGCAGCAGCTCGAGGGTTTCTTGCCCCAGCGCGTTGGGCCCCAGGTTGCGCGGCACATAGCCAGCGTCGAGGCGCGAATGCCGCCCAGCGTCGTAACCCAGCGGGCTCTCTCCGGCAATCCATGAGGTCAGCTCACCAGCTTTCCCTCGCAACGCCGATCGCAAGCGACGCTGGAGCATGTGCACCCGCGCAAGCAAACGAACTCCACCCGCACCATCACCACGATCACTCGCCGAACGACGACGGAACCACAACAAACCAGCAGCGGCCTTTGCAGCCGCCGCCACCGCCGACATGTTGTCGTTGCTTGGTTTCGACACTTCCCCGGTTTCCTTTCCCCAAAGTCCTGCCGCCGCGTCCCCGTCTTCTATTCGCCCGCACCAACCCCGATCTCCGTCCGCTATCCCTGCCGCAGGGCCACCGGCACAAACTTCGCCCCCCGCTTTGCCCGGGCCTCCTCGATCTTCAGCTTTTCTCGCACCGACACCAAATCCGCGACATTCGCCCGAACGACCTCGGTGCCGTCGGGCAGGCGATACCGCTGGGCCGTCGCCGCTTTGGCGAGACCATCCTCCAACTTGTCTCGCAACTGCTCTGGTGTCTGGCTCATGGGCCAATCATGCCACAACTCGCCAGTTGTACCCCCCTCCGGTCTGCGTTCCGTCACAGCGGCTGCTTTGCGTTGGCTGTGGTGCTCGCAGAGACGCCCGGCTCCCCAATCGCGCGGAGTAGCCTGTTTGCACCGCGCAGCTTTGCCGCCAGCGCGACGCCGCCGAGCTTGCTCTCGTTCACGCCCGCCCTTGCTCGCTCGTGTTTTTCCGCGAGGCGTTCAGCAGGGGCCCATCCCTCTGCCACATCGGCAAACACTGAAATCTTTGCAGCAAGTGTGACAAGAACCCCCTGCAGCGACTGTGTCCGCACGCCAGTCCGTCGCGCAGCTCCGGCGACTGACTCGCCTCGCATGAGCATCCAGAGCGCTGGCGTGTAGCGTGTGGGCACCAGCGCAACCGCCAGCATTGCCGCCCGCAAGTGCAAGGCCCGATTCGCCCCTTCGCTGCCAACATCGCCACTCGAAAATCGCACATCGGCCCCTTGGCTCAACGCTCGCCTTCCTCGCGCCTTTCCCGACGCGCTGGTTTGCACCATCGCACTCTGAACGCGAGCTCGAAGCCTCGCGCCCCGAATCGATCGTGTGCGAACCGAAGCACACAAGAGCTTTGAGTAAGCAATGACGAGTCCGCGCGATGGTTGCGGATGCAGATGCCACCGAAACTTGGCCAAAAAATCCGCACAGACTTCCTGCACAAAGTCCTCGCGGTCCATCGCGGGCCTCAGACTTTGCCACGCCTTCCCCGCCAGGTGTCGAACGGCTAAAACAGCCTCGTCTGCATTCGCAAATCTGTCCGGCCACCGACTGACGTACACCCCCGGCGCAGTGCCTTCGCTCCGCATGATTGCCGCCGTGCCCTTTGTCGCTCGTCGGCTTTGCTTCCTTTGCGTGCCCGCGCTCGGTGCACACAACTGGCCACGGCGAATCATGCCGCACCCCGCATCTTCGCCGCCGCGAGCCGTTGCCGTCGCAATCGTGTCGGTGACACCGCGACAATCATCGCCTGGCTCGTCTGTTTGCGTCGTTGCCGTCGACAAGCGGCACGCTGCATGGACAGCCGCAGCTCCACAATCGCCCATGCCTCCGCCGCACGCTGCTTTGTCGTCAAAGCGCTCGCATCGTTCCCCATAGCCTCATTCCCCGGCGCACCAGTGAGCGAAATCATCGAGCCCAAACCCCGACGAGTACAGCAAAGCACTTTGAAAAAGTGCATTTTGTTCTTACCAAACACACCCATGCTTACGAGAACACCGGAGTGCGAAACATCGCACTACGACGACAACCATCCCCGGCTGCGATCGACCCCCAAGTACCCCTCGCGTCGGTTGCGTGCTGCCGGGCCTGACGCGGGCTGCTGCCCGTGGTTTGGCGCAGGTGCTGTCACCAACTCAAACAACCGGTCAAGCTGCAACCAGAGCGCGGCGCCAGCCTCGGCGTACACGTTGGCCATCATCCAGTCATCGCGGCGGTCTTTGATCTTCGTCCACTCCTCGTGCCCGGGCTCCCAGCGCGTCTTCGCCGTTGTCACCGGCGTCATCACGTTGGCCGTGTGGTGAGCAGCCCAGTCTGGCGGCACATCGCACAGCACGCGCACCCGCGCGGGCTCGGCCTGCAATCGTTTGATCGCGCGGTCCACCCAGCTGTGCCTATGCAGCTCGCGCATCTGCAGCGGGCCCAGGTGCGGCCTCATCGGATCGGTGCGTTTTTCTTCGCGTGGCTCCACCGCTGGTGCGTCCGCCGTCACGTGCGGGGCAAACCGCAGGGCGGCCATCAGCACCGGCCTGTGGCCAGCCACCGGCACGATCGTTTGCCTGCAAAAGTCCAGCACCTGGCGAGTTTCGTACGCGCAGTCGATTGCGCACAGGCGAATCGGCAGCTCGCCGCTGGGCTGGTTGTCGTAGGTCACCGGCACCCGGAATGACCGCAAAAACTCGGCCAGAGATGCAAACCCCGACAGCCGCTGCGCCGCCACCACCAGCTGCATGCCGCGCACCGTCCACGCCGACACCGTTGTCACCAGCGTTGGGTTTGCACGCGGCGCCTGCACGTCCACTCCGCAGGTCAGGTACGCAACCCCCCCGCGCGAAAGGTCACCGGGCAGCTCAATCACCGGCATCCGCGCGATGCTCGCCGTCACCAGCGACTCGCTCAGCGCCTGCCCCGCATCCTCATAAGGCTCGCCTTGCATGTTCAGCCAGGCCATGCGTTCCTGCGGCGTTTTCTTGACAACCCACCGGCGTGCCATCTCGCGCACCGTCACGCCAGGATCGCTCAGACGATGCAGCCGCAGCCCGATGTATTCGCGCTGCGCAATCTGCTCTTTCGTCAGCGGATACCCCTCCGGCACGATCGTTTCATATCGCGCACTGCCGCCATCGCGTGGCGTCTGGCACGTTGCGGCCCGCTCGCTGTCGCTGATGCCGCGGCTGCAGCCTGGGCACATCAGCCAGGCGGTCTCGGGGTCTAAGTCCGCCTGCATTCCCGCCGTCACTTCGGCGTACGCCCCACAGCGCACCAGCCTCCACAGCGGATCGATCGTCAGCCCGCAATGCGGGCAGTCCCACACCCAGCTTCGCATATCGCTCTCGGCCATGTACAGCCCGTGAATGCCTTCATACTTGCGACGCGGGTGCCCAAAGGCCATCTGCTTCGCGATCGCGCGGTTGGCGTCGCCGCGTCCCTGCACCATCGTCCAGCCATCGCCCGCTGCTGAGGACGGGTAGTTATCCATGAAGATGTCATACTCATCGACCATGATCAAGGTGAAGGGCAAGCTCGCGATCGTCGCGCCCGCACCAAAGAAGTAGAACGCCCCCGTCTGGTGCGGTTTTTTCAGGAGCACCTCGCGGCGATCCTTGGCCCCGGGTGCATCCTTGCCAAAGATGCGGCGGAGCTTGGGAGACTGCTCCACCACACTGTCAAAGTTGTCGGTCGCAAAGTCCGCCGCCGCATCTTTTTCCTTGATGCACATCCCCACGTTGCCGCCCACACTGGCGGCAAAGTGCATGCCGATGTTCAGGCTCGCGCGCGTGATGCCCATCTGCGCGGCCTTGACCATGATCAGCCCGCGCTTGTGCGGCTCACGCGCCATCAGGTCGTGCGTGTCGCGCAGCCAGGGCCAGTGGCCCACCGAGTATGGCCCAGGCCGCGACGCACTCTGCACACGCGACAGCACCACGTGCTGCTCCGCCCATTCGCTGGGCAGCAGCGACGGTGGCGGCGAGAGCACATCCGCCAGCGTCCGCGCAATCTCTGGGTGTCCCGCGAACACGCTCACACGCACACTCCGATCCGTCCCGTGACCTGACCCGCCAAGCCTCGCTTCGCCTACGCCACCAGCTGCTCCGTCAGCGTTTCCGCCAGCGGTCCCAGCTCGCACGCTTCCCACCTGCCGCCCATCTTGGTCGTGAGGTCCCCCTCGTCGCGCCACGGCACTGAGAGCATCGGCTCGCAGTCGCGCAACACCACACGCCGCCAGCGATGGCGAGCGTTTGCAGCCAGTGGCCAGTTGCAGTGCAGCCCCTTGGCCCAGCCACGCACCCCGATGCCATCGACGTCGATGATCGTGTCGTTGACGCGCGACAGGTGCAGGCCACCCCAGCCGCCGAAGATGCCGCCGTCGCCATCGATCACAAGATCACGCACACGGATCGACCCGGCGTCGTCAAAGTGCACGCCGCAGCCGAGCGTCGGCCCTCCCAACTGACGATCCGGGAAGGGCCTGGGCCGCCGAACGCGATCGCGTTCAGACACGACCACGGCCAGAATGCCACGCCCTGCCCTGGCGTAGTCCGCGTTTTCACGATGCCCAAACTGAAAGCCCATCGGCGACAAATCCGCGATGTTCCCGATGCTGGTCACGATGCACGCGCGGTATTGATAGCAGCAGTGCGAAACGTCGCTGACCACGTTTTCGGTCAGCAGGAATGTCCCCGACGCGCCGTACACGCCCTGGTTCTTGTTGGTCCGTGTGAAAATGCGCGATCCGCGCACGTAGCCGATGCGCTCAATCACGCACCGAGTCATCGTGATCGTGCCGCCCGCAAAGTACACGCCCTGCGAATGCGATGCGCGATGCAAGCGCCCATCAGCCAGCGCGATGATCGACGGAAATGTGTCGTGGATGTGGCACCCCTCGATGCGCACAAACAGGTTGTTGTCCGGCTGCCCTTCGTTGGTCAGCTGAATAGCGATGCCGCCGCTGCCATGCGACAGATCGCAGTCAATGATGTCGACCCGTGTCACCGTACCAACATCACCACCGCGAATGCGGATGCCGTCAATGCCCTCCTTGGCACGCTGAGAGCTCTTCACCTCCGGCACACGATCGCAGCGAATCCGCAGGCGCTCAATCACCACGCCGCTGCGAGGCGCACTGGTTCCCATGCCCGAGCCCTGCGCGATCGAGATCATCGCCTCTTCGTCATCTTTGGGCATGCCCGTGATGCAGGTAAGGTTTTGCAGCACACCCTGCCCAAAGGTCGGGCTGACGCGCGTTGTTCCGCGCAGGGTCAGCGGCTTGTTGATGTGCAGGCTCGCGCCCAGGTCGACGCTCCCCGCTGGCAGCGTGACAACCGCACCAGGCGGCGCAGCGTCGATAGCCGCACGCACACTTGCAAACATGCCCACGCTCTGGCCGCTGTTCGTGTGCACGCGGGTCCACATTCCCCCCGCCGCGACGTCGGCTGCCACGCTGGCGGCCACGTGAGCAACCGCGTTCGCCGCAGACTGGCCGGTTGCTTCCTGCCCAGTCGCCGTCTGGTTTGTGTCGTTTGCTACCACCTGCGTTCCCCCTTTGCGTTGCTTGTACCCCGCCGCATGCACGCATCAATCGCCCGGGCAATTTGCCGCAGGCCAAAGCTGCCACACCGTGTCATCACCTCGTCACACACTGCGCGGCTCCGCACATCGCCCAGCATGTCCACCGCCCAGCCACTGTGCATCGCAGCATCCCGCACCGCCGCCAGCAGCTCGTGCTCCTCACTGCCCGTCAGCGTCAGCACCACCTCCGGCGCTCGACCATCAGCGATTGCTTCCCAAACCGGCCCGATCACAGGCTCGAGGATGATCGCACAGTACCGATGATCGCGCAGCCGCGTCACCACACACACGTGCCTCGCCGCCGTGCTGGTTGTGCGCAGCGTTGCCTGTGCCGCGTCGCCTGCGTCATGAGGCGATGCGTCTCCGCGAAACACATTGTGGTCCTTCCGCTGATGCACCTGGCTCATCCTTCACCCCTTTCTGTTGTGTCCCCTGCCTTGCTCGGCTCATGCCCCGCCGACACGTCCTCGAGCAGCGACAGCTGCTGGGCATCCTGAGATGCCGCGTTGCCGCTCTCTTTGATCCCGCAAAACATCGACCGCTCCTCCGCCGCCCGCGCGATGCGCGCCTTTGCCACCGCGAAGTACGTGTCGTCGAGCTCAATGCCGACAAACTTCCGGCCATGCTTGACCGCCGCCACGCCAGTGCTGCCACTGCCCATGGTGGGGTTCAGCACCGTCTGTCCTGGCGCGCTGTATGTCAGCACCAGCTCTTCCATGAGGGCGATGGGCTTCATCGTCGGATGCAAGAGGCCCTTGGCACACTCCCCAAAGCCTCCTCGCTCTTTCATCGCCCGAAGCACGCTGCGACCACGGCTCCCTGGAAACGACCACTTTCCTTTCGTCGCGACCCACGCGATGTCATGCTGCGGCGCTGGCATGCGGCTGGTGTCGCCCTGCCCATGCAGCATCCGGTCCCACACCAGCTGCCCAGCCATCTGCAGCCCGCTCCATGCGATGGCCTGGCGAAACGCCTCGCCCACGTCCCACCGGCAAAAACAGACCAGCACGCCCTCCTCGGCAAGCACGCGCGACGCATGCGAGAGCCACCACACATAGGGCTGCTGGTCGTTGGCCAGCATCGCCAGCTGCTTCGCCTCGTACGCGATCCCATACGGCGGGTCGGCAAGAATGCAGTGAACACTGCCGCTACAAACTTTGGTGAGTACCTCGCAACAGTCCCCGTGCATCAGCTCATACTGCGTACCCATTACCGCAGGCACAATCGCAGGCTTTGTTGATTCCGTCATCGCATCGCTCCTGTGTTGTCTTGTTGGTTGGCGTCGCCTTGCGAGTCAGGCTTGCCTGTGAGCAGCTCGCAGTCGCGAAACCGCTCGGCCAAGCCCCGCAGCATCGCCTCGACTGCACCCTGCGTCGTTGTCCGCAGCGTCGTTGCGAGCTCGCCCTTGCCAATGCCGCACGCCGCTTCGATCGCTTCCACTTGCGCACCGCTCTTTCCCAGCGCGACCATCGCGCGAGCAGGCACATCCGCTACCAGCGATTCAGCCTGCGACCGGAACATCTGCGCCAGCTCGGCCAGCATCCGCGTCACGCTGTCGCGCGGCAGCACTGAGGCCTGCCGAAGCTTGTGCTCGTGGCTCGCGAGCATCATCGCGCGCACCTCGGCAAACAACGCTTTGATCGACGCCGCAAACTTTTGCGTCTCACTGATCGTGTCGGGGGTGCTGCTCAGAAGGAGCCGAATCTTGCCATCCAGATCGGTCAGCACCTTGTCCAGGTCCACGTCGCCATCGACAACGTACTTTCTGGCCGAGGCCTGTCCACCAAGCGTCCCATCCGACCGCACTTCCAAAGTCGATGGGTGTGTCGTGCCGGTCCCGTTGCCCGCTGCATCCGCACGTGTTGTATCGCTCGCCGCCTTCGCAGCAACTGGCATCGCCAACCCATTGGTGCGAAGATACTCAAGCACCTCTGCGAACGCAAACAGCTTGGCGGTCCCGCCCGCCACCGTCCCCGTCGCAAACGCGAGCGTCTTTGCTCCACCCGGCCCGCCCGGCTTGGTCCAGCTAAGCACCGTGTGTTTGTTGGTCTTTCTCCCAAGCGCCGTCAGCTGCTCCGCGACCGCAACCGCAGTCAGCGTTCGCTGGCTAGCAGCGAGACTGCCCGCCGCATCGGGCGTCAACTCGGCAAGCTGCTGCTGGGCATCATCTACAACCACGGTTCGTTCTCTCCATACCAGGGCTTCCAGCCCCTGGCGACGCCAGCAGGTCCACTCGTCTGGGCAAGCATGGCATCCACTGCGGTATCTGCCGCATGCGCGTGATCCTGCGCCTCGTTTGCGTACCGCGCGCGTAAGTTGTCCTCCACCGTCAGCAACCGCAGATGCGCCGGGTTGCAGCAGCTGCAGTTGCGGCAGGTGTGATCGACGGTCATCCCCGCTTCCAACTCGCCCACCCACAAGGCGTAGGCGATGCGATGCGCGTACTCGGCCTGGCCGCCCACCTTGAGTTGGCCGTAGCCCTTGGGAGTTTTGAACCCACAAAACTCCAGACACTCCCCGTTTGCCACCAGCTTTGCCGCCAGCCTTTCTTCGGTGCCTTGCGGCAACGCCGAAAGCTCGCGCCCCTTGCGATACCAGTGCTTTCCATCCTTCCTGCCCATGTGGTCCTCCTCCACCCAGCCTCTTTGCCCACCTTACCGCCAATGCGTGTGCAGCCCTTCGTGCGCGGTTGCCCCCGCCTCGCGGGCGATGTGCCGCACCCAGCCTACCGCAACGCCGGGGTCATACACAATCGCCGTCGCTGGCCCCGCAGCGCCCACGTTGTTGCACGTCCGCACCGGGTAGCCCGCCTTTGCGACACCCCGCCCGTGATCGGCCACGACAACACTCGACGCGAGCCGCCGATTGAGACGAGTCGCGACCGTCAGCGGCATTGCCACCGCCGGATCGATCGTCCATTCGAGGTCGGCCCACGGCTCAAGAATGACGCTCGGCGTCTGGTCGAGCGATGCGGCGCGGATGACATACAGCCTCTCGAACAACCGCCGCGTTGCACCGTTCGGATTGCAAGCCGCGTTGAGCTCGAGGCGAATCGGCGTGCTGTCTGGGTCCAAACCAGCCAGAGTGATCACGTGCGCACTAGCGATAGGAATGGCGGCCCGCAGTGCGGCAACACTGTCAAACTGAAACTGCGACAGCGTCGGCACGCCCGCTCCCACCAAGGACAGCTCAGGGCCGCTGAACTGAATCGGTGCCGAAACTGTAATGTCTCCACCCATAAACCACCTCCGTGTTGCGGTTGTCTACCAAACGTGCTTGTCACGCTCAGCCTGCTACGGGTTTGCGGCGGGCGATTGCCCGCCTCTGCCCCGGGCCTGATTGACAAACTGCTCGAATGAGCCCGACAAACGATCAACCGAACTGCGCAACTCGCCAAGCTTGTCCTCAAGGCGATCGACGCGACTCGATGGGGTAAACGTCGAGAGGTTGGAAAGCAGGAGCGCATGCTGCTCGAGCAGCTTGGTTTGAGCGATGTCGCTCGCAGCAAGCTGCGTCATGCGCTGCTCAAACGCACTCTTCCAAATCATGGCGGCGGCGATCACGCCGATGGTCTGACCGATGACAAGCAGAATCAGTCCTACCATCAAACTTGCGATCATGCGCCGCCAAAACTCAACAGAGAATACACGCTCATTTTTGAGCTGCCCTTCATTCTGCCCTTGCGTCTGCGTGTGTTGCTGCACATGTGCCCCTATTCAAACCGAAGCTGCTCCGGCTTGTTTGCGTTAAAAATGCTTGCAGTCAGCCTGAAGCCAAACTGCAAGCAGAGGAGAGGAAGAATCCAGTTACGAGCCGACGAGCACCGCGCCGCTGCCGCCCCCGCCGGAGGCCCCTTGGCTAGGTCCGCCCGGCCATCCCGCGCGATCATCGACGGTTGGTGACTGCGCCAGCACATCGCCGCGCTTCGCCTCAGACACAAGCCCAGCGAGCATGACCCGCTTGGCAACATCGGGTAGCGGAGGGCTTGTCCCCTGCCAGGCCGCCGTCATTGCCTGAACCGTTTGCAAGAGCCCCTTGCGCTGGGCCTTGATTGACGGCACCTCGGCAGCCAGCATTGCCACGCCCGCGTCCGGGTGCCCTTTGACAATCAGCGCAAGCGCCTCACGCTCACGCGCCCTTGCCCGACTCACTTTCACCAGGGCGCTCGCCCAAGGCACCGCCACCAGCACACCCAGCACGACCGCCGCCCAAATGACGATCTCGGCAAACAGTGGCCCATACCGATCGATCGTGTAGAGCAGCACCAGGCTCGCCGCAAACGCCCCGCCCGCCGCCGCGACCGCCCTGCGCGGAATCACCGGCACAAAGATGCTTGCAACGCCGCCCAGCACCGCCGACAACCCGCACACCCACACCAGCGGCAACAGCACCGCTCGTGCGGTTTTTCGCATCCCCGCCGCAGCATCAGCTGCGGGCTTGACAAGCTTCTCATCGACTGTTGGCGTGCCCGCAGGCGCGCCCGTTGGCTTTTCCGTTGCCCTGTCCTTCGCCTTGCCCGGCGCCTTGACCGGCGCCGTTGCCGCGTCCTGCTTTGCAGGCCCCGCTGCAGCCGTTTCCACCTTTGCGGTATCGCCGCGTGCAATCACGCCAGCATCCTGCCGCATCGTCGCCCGCAGCTCGTCCGGCATAGCCAGTGGCGATCGCTGCTTCCCGCAGCTGGGCACGCTCACAATCGAGAGCGCCAGCAGCGTCGCCACTAAGTTGCAAACCACCATCGCGATAAGCGCTCGCCTGTCCAACATCACAGCTCCCCTTCGCCCACCAGTTAGTAACATCATTCCGCCCCGCGCCCCCCGTACCCCCGTCCGCCACACTTTTCCCCGCGCCCCCATCCCCTCGCGCCGCCCCGCCATCGACCAGGAGGGCCCGCCAAGCCGCCAGGTGCTCAGCCCCGCATCCGCCCCCTCTCCACACCCCTTTCCGTCGCCTCGCGCCCTCTTTACACCTCCCCCCGCCGCCCGTAGTACCTTGGACGCGTCGCGCTACACCTAGTGTGTAGTTTTCCTATTCCCTTCGCACCTGTGAGGCAGAAGCGCAAAGCGCAGGACGACGCCAATCCGATGGCTTCACCAATGGAAAAACTACACAACTACGCGTAGTTGTGTGTTTTTATTGGGGTGCGGGGCAGGTGCGGGGCAAGAGCGATTACTGACCCCATGGCATGTCAGAGGCTTCACGCGAGGGCTCAAACCCAGGCGGAGGCGAATGCAGCTTAATACCGCGATAGAACCGAACGCTTCCGCCATCACGGCTCGTAGGCGTCGCTCTTACCGCATAGGCACCGTTGAGGCGCCGACTGAGCGTGCTCAGGCTTCCTTCCTGGTGCCCCGAGGCTCTGCACCAAACCTTCCAAGCCTCGTACAGCTCCTTTGTTGCAATCGACGCATCTGGCTGAATCACGCAGTGATCGGCAACAAACTGCACCAGCGGGCTCGCAGATCGTGCGAAGTCATCAGCTGCGTTGGCCGACTCCACAGGCACCGTGAGGTATCCCTGCGTCCATAGCCTCCGCAGCCCCATCAGAGCCCACAACAACACGCCGCGTGTTTCCCCCGCAAGCCTCGCTTTGAGTCCGATGTCCTCTTTGCCGAGGTAGCTCTTGACCATGGGCAAAACGTGCAATCGCCCTGCGAGCGCCCCGCTTGAGTCCTGCATCGATGGGGGCTCGTTGCAATAGATCACTACTTTGCATGGCAGACGGATAGATGGCATGTAGCTGCTGTACTTTGTTTCGATGGGGACCGCATCACCGCCGCTAATCGCTTTGAGGAGCTCAACGGCTTGCGTGCTGTCAGTCATGCGACCGATGTGCGCATCGCTCATAACAGCCAGCAAGCGCCCGACCAGGGTGCTCAAATGAAACCGCTGCGACAAAAGCGAAAATGAGGTCGCTCCCACGTTGCGCTCGCCAAGCATGCGCATCCAGGTCCGTTCGATCGTGCCTTTGCCCGAGCGAGTCGGGCCTTGAATAACGAGTATTTTTTCGAACTCCCGACTCGTTGTAAGGCTGTAGCCAAACCACTCCTGGAGCGACGCGATCCATTGAGACGAGCCGGAGCTGACGTCCTCGAGGAATGCGTGCCACGTGGGGCAAGCTCGCTTGATAGCCTCATCGGGATCATCGCTGGCCATGACGCGTTCAATACTCGGGAGGTCGATTGGGTAGGGCAATCTTGCAAGGGTGAAGAGACGCTCCGTGTGTGGCAGCACAACGAGCTTGCCTTTGCGCCATTCATCTAACATCAGCAGCCCATCGGCGAACGCAAGCACGTTCGCGATCGGCGTTGCTGATCGCAGCGTCGACGACCACATCGGCTCTCCCGCCCCATCAAACATTTCAGGCAGAAACACTGGTGTCGTTTCTGCACGCACCTGGACAAGTCCCTGCAGCTCCGCGACCACGTTCCCCACGGCCCGATCTGTCGCGACATAGCTTTCAACGCGTTGCTTTTCCTCACGGCCTTTGCGGATCAAAAATCCGTCACTTGCCCATCGGCTCACAAGTGCTCGGACGATTTCAGGCGACGACTCCTCGTACACACCGTCAGTAAACTCGTACCACGCACCCTGCCACCGCTGCAGGGTCCAATGCCGGCTTTGATCGACCACCCCAACCGGACGTCGCTTTTCAGCTAAGAACCGGCGAGCCTGATCGATGGGCTGCTCGGGCATCAGCTTTACTTCGTCCGCCTGAGTCCCGAGCTGCATCGTCGCACTCACTGGGGGTGCGGGGGTTTGCGGGTCGTAGGTATCACTTCTGCTTGCAGCGTCCTCCGGCCTGAATCCTTGCAGAAACGCTGCCTTCAGGCGATCCGCCCCAAGTTTGATGAGCACATCGTTCCAGTCCACACCTTTGCCTTGCAAGGGTCGCTCGCCCTTTCCAACCAGCTCTGGCACTCCCGCGTGCTGCGGCGGACGTATCTCAACTGTGATGTGCGGAAACTCGCTCACGAGTCTTTGCGCAAGGCTGCGAGCACCTTTTTCCCCGACGCTGTTCGCGTCAAGATCCGCTGCGATCCAGACGCTGTGCACGCCGGTCCTGGGCGCAAACGTGTCCGCTGGAAACTTCAGATTAGCAAGGGACGTCGCATCCAACGCCGCCCATGCCGAGCAACGCATGTCAAGCGACCAGGCAACGCTTAGCGTCGTTTCGATCCCCTCGCCCAAGACCAGGACGCGCGATTGCGGCCTGTCCACAAGTCGCACGGCTCCGCCGCCGCAAGGCCCAAACTTCTTGCGCGGAGTGTCGCCAGCTCGTTTCTTTGGTGCATTGTGGTCCAGGTAGGTCAGGTGAATACCGCACTGCGTGCCAAACTGATCAGTGACGCACGCGGCCATTGCTGGCCAGGAGGACCACTCATTTGCTTCAGCGACCCATGCTTCGATCGCCATCGGGTGAAAGGCCAGCGTGCGCGGCACGGCGTCTGCCGTCAGGTCGATTCCCCGCGCTCGCAGATACTCGACTACTCGGCTGTGTCCTTTACCGCCGCCCGGATGTTGCTCCGCCGCTCGCCACTCCCGTGTCGCCAGCTCGCGTCCACGTCGGAGCTTCTCCTGCTCACGTCGTAAGCTCTCCGCCTTGCGAGCTTCAGCAGCAGCCGCCCATCGTGCACGCGACGCATCGTCAAGGCTCTGAATCTTGTGCGTTGCAGCAACCCATTTAGACCAATGCCCACATCGGTCTTCGCCGCCAACTTCCCAGCGGTATGACGGATCATCTGGCGAGTCGCCAGCGTGCCGTCGCATGCACTTGCACCATTCGCTTTCAATGTCTCCGCGGGCGTTGATGCCTTCGCGTCTGAACGCACACCAGCCGTGACCGCCGCAGACCGGACACGGACGCGCTTTGCTTGTTCGTATCCAGTCCATCAGCCCTCCACCTGGTCAAGAGGATTTGTGTCGATTGTGTCGTGTGATTTGACCACAGCCATACCTGGCTGAAGGTCCGACAGGAACTTCGCGAGGGCGCTGTGAGAAACACGCAAGCCCGAAGGCATGCACGTGGTCTTCAGCTTGATTGGCCTTGAGCGCCTTGCTTTGCCCCGTCCGTACACCCCGCGATAGGTCCACATGTAGACCGCTTGCGCAGATATCCGCTTGTCGTGAGTCGAAAGTCGCTTAGCGACCTCCGCAAAGGTCATGTATTCAGTGTTCACCTTCAGCCCCAGCAGCACCAGTAGGGGGATCGTATCGGCTATGTGTGTCGCCACTTGAACCATGTAGTACATTTCAGGCTCAAACAGGCCCCGCCGACGCAAGTCCGCCGAAGTATCATGCACAATGGCGACCGCAACTCCACATTTCGGACGCTTCCTGAAACAGCTCATCGCCGATCGAAAGGTCAGCGTCCGCGCTATCGCTCGTGCAGCAAAGATCAGCCACAGCAGCCTGCCTCACCAGTTTGCACGACAGGAGTGTGTAATGTCCATCCGGACAGCGGAGGGCCTGCTGACAGCGCTTGACGGGCTCAAGCCCCTGAGCCCCGCCGAGGATCGTGCGTTTCGGTCGGCAGCAAAACTTGAGAGCTCGCTACGTGATGCCAAGGTCGACAGGCAAGAACGCACGGAGGCGGAGGCCCTGCTTGCTGCCATGCTCACCCGCCACGGCGCGGCCGCCACGGCAAGGGCACTGCGAGGGCTCGCGGTGATGCTTGACTCAGTATCTAAGTGA